TCGACAGGGCGTGGCGTCGTCCCTTCACAGTATCCAGTCAGTTCGCCCGTCAGGGTGCCTTCTACGTCGCTATAGCGGCCTCTGAGGGCATGATCACGACGAACTGTGGAGAGGACACATGGGGTAACCGCTGGCTCATTACAGAGTACGGCATGGAGACCAAAGGAGAGTTAGATGGGTTACTTCAAGACATTCTTGCAAAAGCCCGAGGAGAACACAGTCCTACTCATTGATGGCGACCTGTATGCGTATCGAGCGTGTGCAGCTGCCGAAGAGGAGATCGACTGGGGTGACGACATATGGTCACTGTCCTCGGATCTAAAGCAAGCCAAAGAGATCTTCCGAGAGTTTATAGACAGCGCATGTGATACCCTGGAGACAGGGTCTTTTGTTGTCTGCCTGTCCGACAAGGACAACTTCAGGAAGACAATCGACCCGATGTACAAAGGTGGTCGAAAGAAGGTCAGGAAGCCTGTGGGCTACCCAGCCTTCATCAAGTGGATCCAGGAAACCTACAGGTGGTATCGTGAGCCGCTATTAGAGGCTGATGACATCCTAGGTATCCTAGGGACAGCCCCGGGTCACAACACGATCATGGTGTCTGATGACAAGGACATGAAGTCAATACCTGGGAAGCTCTACCGACCTATGTCTGGTGAGTTCCACACAATCAGTCAGGCAGATGCTGACCTGTGGTTTTACACACAGACACTGACTGGTGATGTCACAGATGGATACTCAGGGTGTCCGTCAGTCGGTGCCAAGACAGCTGAGAAGCTACTGGCTCGGTCAGCCACCTGGAACACTGTCGTCCAGGCATATCAAAAGCAGAAACTAAACGCAGACTATGCGCTGACACAGGCACGTCTCGCTCGGATCCTGAGGTTCGAAGACTGGGACGTCGACAAGGGCGCAATTAAACTATGGGAGCCAACAAGGTGAACGAAGACACAATCCTAGAAGACTTCAAGAGATATCATGAGGTCTGTGAACGGGAGAACAAGATCCTAATCGCAAGTCTCAATCGTGAAACCTGGGACGCTATCAACAAGAATTCACAGAACGCCAAGTTAGGCGGCAGACCAAAGGGGAAACCAGCGTGGAACAAGGGGCAAGGGAAGAAGTCATAAGACGACCAAGCCACTACGCTAAGTGGCCTATCGAGCCGATAGTGTTCATCATGCAAAACGGCATGGAATTCTGGCGTGGTAATGTCATCAAGTATGTCAGCCGCGCTGGGTCCAAGCTGTATGATGGACAAGACAAAGTACAATCTGAAATCACTGATCTAAAGAAGGCCATGCGCTACTGCGAGATGCGCATCAACCTTCTCGAAGGAAAACAACCAAATGACATTTAGTAACCACAAGGGCCACTTCGGTCCATCACTACCTATTTCTGAAGAGATTCACCGCATGAAGTATCGTGCAGAGGGAGAAGACTTTAAGCAAGCTATGGCACGTGTAGCGCACGCTCTGAAGGACAGTGAGCCACACTACCGTGCCTTCAAAGACATCCTGTACAACCAGAGGTTCTTACCAGCTGGTCGCGTGCAGTCTGCTATGGGATCCCCACGTCGTGTGACACCATACAACTGCTTTGTGTCTATGACGATTGAAGACAGCATGGAAGGCATTATGGATGCAGCCAAGCAAGCAGCAAAGACAATGCAACTAGGTGGTGGCATTGGTTACGACTTCAGTACCCTTCGCCCACGTGGCGACCTGATCAAGTCCCTAGACAGTAAGTCATCAGGACCGCTGTCGTTCATGGGTATCTTTGATGCAGTCTGTCAGACCATCGCATCAGCTGGTCACCGTCGTGGTGCACAAATGGGTGTCCTACGTGTTGATCACCCAGACATCGAAGAGTTCGTCACAGCGAAGAACAACAGCACCACACTGACAGGTTTCAACATCAGTGTCGGTGTCACTGACAAGTTCATGGAAGCAGTAAAGACTGGTGGTGACTTTGATCTGACCTTCGAGGGACGTGTGTACAAGACTGTCAGTGCTCAGGCACTCTGGGATCAAATCATGCGCTCGACCTGGGACTGGGCAGAGCCAGGCATCTTGTTCATCGATCGTATCAATAAGAAGAACAACCTGTGGTACTGTGAGAAGATCGCAGCGACCAACCCATGTGGTGAGCAGCCGCTACCACCGAACGGCGCATGTCTCTTAGGATCATTTAACCTGGTGAAGTACGTCAGTCACAATGGTGTCCACAGCGGAGAACCAGCATCCTTCGACTACGTGCAGCTGAATGATGACATCAGACACGTTGTGAGGGCTATGGACAACGTAGTTGACCGCGCTGTGTATCCACTGCCAGCACAACAGTTAGAGGCACAGAGCAAGCGTAGGATGGGCCTTGGTGTCACCGGTGTTGCCAATGCCATTGAGGGCATGGGTCATGACTATGGATCACCAGGGTTCCTACACGTCTTCAAGACAATCATGCAGATCATACGTGATGGTGCGTACCGTGCATCCATTGACTTGGCTATTGAGAAAGGACCGTTCCCACTGTTTGACCCACTGATGCTCGACAGTGCGTTTGCTCGTTCACTGCCTGAGGACATCCGTGACAGCATACAGACACATGGGATCCGCAACTCGCACCTACTGTCAGTGGCGCCCACTGGGACCATCAGTCTATCAGCTGACAATGTGTCATCAGGCATCGAGCCAGTGTTCAGTCACTTCTATGATCGCACGATCCAGACCTTTGACGGTCCACGTGAAGAGCGTGTGGAAGACTATGCGTTCCGCGAGTGGGGCATCAAAGGCAAGACAGCTAACGAACTGTCAGTGTTCGACCATGTGAAGGTACTCAACGTGGCATCACAGTATGTCGACAGCGCCTGTAGTAAGACATGCAACGTCGGTGACGATGTATCCTGGGAAGACTTCAAGAAGGTCTACATGGATGCATACGACGGTGGTGCATCAGGGTGCACGACGTTCCGAGCCTCTGGTAAGCGCTACGGTATCCTGAACGCTGCATCATCAGAAGACGTAGCCACCGAAGACGCACCTGAGGTGTCACAGGTGGTGACTGAGGATGATGCATCTGAGGTCGGTGGCGCATGTTACTATGACCCACTGACAGGTAAGAAGCAGTGTGAATAGTAAAGTTAACTAACGCGATTTGTGTGTCCGATGACTAATTTATCTGTTGATCTCACCCTGAGACCCCTTAGGATGTATATCCATATTAGAATATGAAGATAACTACATGGGGGGGACAGTGATATGCCATTGAGCACACACAATATTGCATTTGTCAGTAATCTCCTTGACTTCGAAATTGAAAGGCTCAGACCACAACCACTACTTCACTATGAGCTTGGAACTGATGAAGCAAGGTTTATCGCTTGGGCGATGTCAACACAGCAACGCCGTATGTTTGTGTCATTGATGACGAGAGCAGCAATGGACGATGAGCATGTCTGCGCTGGTGTCACCAGATCTGAACTACAGGTTAGCCGACCAACACTCAACGTGTTGATCAACCAAAGTGAAGATGCTGGCTGGATCTCAGTGAAGAGGGACGAGAGAAACTATAGGTGGCTGAAGGGTGAACCAATGCTACCACAGTTGTGGAAAGAGTATGCTATTACCTTAGGTGAGCGTGTGCTCAGTCGTTTACCAATCAAATTACCGCAGACGTAAAGAAACCAGGGGTGACCAATTAGGTAAGTATGGTCAGCACTCCTGGTTCCCATGTATCCTGCAAGATACGTCGCAACAGTTAATCATAGACAACACAATGTCCACATAATTATGCACATATGTGTATCCGTTGCCTTAAATACCTATGTTTTATAAGAACATTAAGTGAACATACATAAGTTGGTACTAAGGGACCCCCATACGAAGGAAGGGACCTGTGCTGACATCCTTAGAACTATAGACTGACAGCGTAACTCCCGACGTCCTGTCAGTCCCTTACATCACAGGTAACCGAACCAGAGTGTCAAATAGTGGCCTACTCCCAGCCCAAGAAAACACAGGATCGGTACCTGTGATGTACCTTATGAGAGAGAACATGAGACATGCTTACAGTGACACAGAGACTGATGTCTGGCTTGGGTCAGGCTGGAAGTGATTGGGCATGGAGTATGTCAATCAATGACATCAGCTATAGTCCACCACAGCTGACCGATAGCATGGCTAACGCCAGCGAGGAACCAGTGTCAGAACCAAAGACCAAAGCTCAGGACACTCATGATCACTCAAGCAGTACATCAGCTCTCCAGGATCTGTATGACTACTACAGCGAGAACCTGAGGTGACTAATGTCATCCTATGTGTCTGGTTGTCATCCTTAGTCGTCTTGGTGCTTAGGATGCAAGCGTTGGACTGGGGTCAATACTCAGGTCTAACACCAGTGTGACTATAGGTCCCGATTTGTACTTAAAAGAAACAAGGCCCATCCAGACAAGGATCGCCTGAATGTCGCTAATGTCCTGAACCTCAGCCATCAAACGTCAACGGATAGTGTATCCGATGACCAATGATATCCAATGAAATCAATGGCTTGACCTTGGTCGACCTCAGATCCTCCAGGATTCTGGTACCATAGTCAGACTTTCTGACCCCCAGTGCCTCAGTCAATCAATCGATTTCAAAAGTCCGTTAAAGGTTGTGCTTGTTGTTGTTGTTGTCAGACCTCTTGAAGCAGAACCCCCGCCCCACAAAAGAGGGGCCTTAGAACCCCCCAGGAGTCCCCGTCATGGCCCTAGAGTCAGGAACCTATATCGATAGCTTGAACGCAAGTAACCCTGCGTCTACCGATGGCCTAGGTCAGGCTGATGACCACATCCGTCTAATCAAGAGCGCCATCAAGGCGACCTTCCCGAACCTAGACGGCGCAGTGACTGCATCAGTCGCCAACCTAAACAACACCACAGCCATCCCTAGCACACTAACAGACCTAGGCATCACTGATGGCTCCAATGGCATGGTGTTGTCTACAGACGGCTCAGGCAACTTCAGCTTCGTAGCGTTACCCGCTGGTACCACCGACACGAACAACTATGTGAACGGCGGCTCATTCAGTGGCACCACCCTTACGCTAACGAGAGACGGCCTAAGCAGCATCAGTATCT